AGCCTCCTTTGGGGTGCGATGCGCACACCGTGACGCAAGCGGGGCCGCGGTCGATGTACTGGATGGTGCCGCCTGCCTTTTGAAAGCGGGCAAGCATGCACTCGCTGCGGAGGCTCAAACGGCCGTTAATGACGTGGTACTCGTGAATCACTCTGCCCAGGGGGATGCCCTCGGCGAGGGCTAGGAGCAAGGCGACCGTGGCCTGCTCGGGGGTCTTGAATCCGCCCATGCCGGATTTGGCGATGATGGCGGCGATGCGTTCCAAGCTGCTGACCTGTTCGTTGCTGATGATGTCCTGCGTGTTCATACCTCGGTTTCCTCTCTCTGGCCCCATAGGGGCCTTTTAATGGGCCTGTGGCCCTGCTGCGTTTGTGGGGCGGAAAGTGCGGGGTGGGGGGTGGGTTCTGGGGGGTTGCGGCTAGTCGAACGGGATTTCGTCGGTTGCAAGCCATTCACCGTTGCCGCCTGTCGTTAGGAGTGCGGCTTCCGCGTTGCCGGCGAACCCGTCGAACTGGGTCTGGATGAACTGGGTGCGGGTGGGGAGCTTTGCCAGGTCGCTGCCCTTGAGGGCTTCGGTGGCTGCGTTGTAGAGGTTGAACAGGGTGGCGCCGGCGAACTCGGGGTGGCGCGGGGCGCGGAACTCGCGAAGGGTCGGGAGGATGTCGCGGATCCCAAGGGCGCCGGACTCGGCAAGGGTGACGACAAGGTGCGAAGCCTGCCGCTCGTCAACTTCCGTGTTTTTGTAGCGCTCCAACCTGTCACCGTGCTCGGTCCAGGCGGGGATGAGGTTGCCCATGGCGCGGTTGAAAACGGCGGGCAAGTCTCGTTCGATGCGCGCGGTGTGCTTCCGGTCGAGGCGGACCGTGCTCGAAAAGCAGAGGTTTTCGCAAACGAGCATGGAGGTCCCGATGCAGATGGCAGCGGCAAAGCTCTTGTCGTGCGAGTTGCGGAGGCCCAGAACGAGCTCCCGCTCCTTGCTGGTGATGTCCGGCCCGCGGAGGGCGAACCCGCCAAAGTAGCGGAGTCCGTCCCGATTGGTGGCGTGCTGCTCCTCTACGATCTGGAACCCTGCGGCGCTGATGGCGTGGCGCGCGGAGGTGACCAGGTGTGAGTGCGCAACGGGGGTGTGCGAAGGGGTCGGGGCGGGCGTGGGGAGGGTGGAAAGCTGCTCGAAACTGACCTTGTTGGAAGCGATGATGTACATGGGAAACTCCTTAAAAACCGCGTTTAACTGCCTGCGGGGGAAACACTTCCCCTCACATATAGCTACGGATCCCAAGGGCAAAAGGTTTGATCTTTTTCAGAGAAAAACACGCCTCAAAGCGTTGTTTTCGAGAGCTTTAACACATCCAGAAAGGGACGCGGTGCGGGCGCGGCCTATCGGGAGGAACCTGCTTTTCGGGTAAGGGAATCCCTTACCAGCCCCCCTCGGGGGGCGGCCCATGGAGGTGGGGCGAGCAACGGGAGTGCCTTTGGTTCCCCCCCGGGACCGATACAGATTGAATGGCGTTCCATTGGGAGGGGTACGGGAGCCTGAGGTGCAGCCCCCCCGAGGGGCGGCCCAAGGAGGAGGGGTGTGAAAGGAGAATGCCTTTGAGACCACCACTCCGAGGCCCTGCGCCGGAGAGCAGCGGAGGTTTGGAGGCAGAGCCTCCATAACAGACTGGTACTGGCCCGAAGGGCCAACAAAAGGGGCCTGAGGCCCCCGCGGGGTCTGGGGGCGCGGAGCCCCCTGGAGGGTGCGGGGCGATCCCCGCAAGTGTGTTGGGCCGCGCAGCGGCTGATTGGCGTAGCGACAGAGCGAAGGCGGGGACTGGCGCGCTGCCGCGCCCCGCCTAAGCGGCGGAGCGGAGCCACGACTCCTCACGCAGGAACTGCGCATGCATCTCTGAGAGGAGCGTCGGCGCGCCGCGGTGGACGTCCTCGGCACTGGGGGCGTGACCGGCGCGCAGTGTTGGGGGCCGGCTTGCAGATGGACGCTTGGGAGGTGGCAGCGGGACGGGCGGCGGAGCGCGGGCGACGAACCCGCGACTGGCGCTCAGAGCGCGCGGGTGTAGCCAACGGAGCGGAGCCGCCTTCCCCGAGCCGCGGAGCGGGACGACCTAGTGACGCGTCTGCACGCCAAGGTAGACGTCAGCGGGGGCAAAGACTTCCCCAGCGTGCGGTGAAAGCGGGTGTTTTACACTGCAAGCCATCGAGGGGGCGGCGGGAAGGCGTGGCAGTCAGAACGGGTTAGGGCCGCGGAATAGTGGGCTGAAACGGAGAGGGAGGTGGTACGCGACAAAAGAAAACCGCACAGGTCGGGTAGTACGATTCCCTAGCATGAATGAGATTGTCCCCAGTAAGAAGCGAGGGCCGGGTCAGAGGCAGTTGGTGCGGTACAGACCGGAATTGATGGCGGTCATCTGTGAGAGGATCAGCCACGGGGAATCACTGAGGGCGATCTGCGCGAATCCCGAGATGCCTGGCGAGGCGGCGGTTCGGTACTGGGTCAGCCAGGATCACGAAGGTTGCAAGGCGGGCTTTGAAGCGGCGCGGGAAGTGCAGGCGCACCGGTTTGCGGAAGAGCTGGTGGCAATGTGTGATGAACAGCCGCCGTTGTTGCCGGACGGCCGCGTGGATCAAGGTTGGGTGACGTGGCAGAAGATGCGGATCGACACGCGTAAATGGACTGCGAGCCGGATTCTGCCGAAGGAGTACGGAGAACACGTTGCTTTGAAGGGCGACACGGCTGGAGGCGGTCTCAACATCAGAATCGACCTGTCTTAATGACGACCTACAAACCAGCGGGTGCAGTGGCGAAGGCGTTCATGATGGACGACTCGTTCTTTCGGGGAATCATGGGACCGTTCGGCAGCGGCAAATCGACCGTCTGTATCATGGAGATTCTCCGACGGGCGTCGTTGCAGGAGCCGGGCAAGGATAAGATCCGCAGAAGCCGTTGGGCAGTGATCAGAAACACTTATCCAGAGCTTAGAACGACTACGATTAAGAGTTGGCACCAGTGGGTGAGTCCCGAGCTCGGCCGTTGGGTGGACGAAGGGCCACCGTTCCACCACATCAAGATGGGCGACATGGATTTGGAAGTGCTCTTCGTGGCACTGGACCGGCCTCAGGACATCTCGAAGCTCCTGTCGATGGAGTTGACCGGTGCCTGGGTGAACGAAGCCCGTGAGGTGCCGAAGCCTGTGATCGACGGCCTCACCGGACGCGTAGGCCGATACCCGAGCATGGCGATGGGTGGGACAGGTTGGAGCGGCATCATTGCCGATACGAACCCGCCCGACAGCGATCATTGGTGGTACAAGCTGGCAGAGGAAGACCAGCCACAGGGCTGGAAGTTCTTCAAACAACCGGGCGGTCTAAGCGAACACGCAGAGAATCGTGAGCATTTACCTGACCAGTACTACGAGCGGCAGGTTGCCGGGAAGGATCCGGATTGGGTGAAGGTCTACGTTCACGGGGAGTACGGGTACGTGCGCGATGGGAAGCCGGTGTACCCTGAGTTCAAGGACTCGGTGCACGTGGCAGAGTTCGAGGTGACGGAGAAACTGCCTCTGTATGTGGGCATCGACTTCGGTCTGACACCGGCTGCGACCATCGCCCAACGCACTCCAATGGGCCAGTGGCGCGTGCACAGCGAACTGGTGACCGAGGACATGGGAGCGGTGCGGTTCAGCGAGGTGCTTCGACGGGTCATGAACGAGCGCTACAAGGGCTTCACGTTCGCGAAGATCACAGGCGATCCGGCAGGTGATGTGCGCGCACAGACCGACGAGGTGACACCGTTCCAGATCCTGCGCAAGGCCGGTATCCCGGCGCAACCAGCGGCGACCAACGACTTCATCAAGCGGCGTGAATCGGTGGCAGGCGCACTCAGCAGGCTCATTGACGGCGCCCCCGGACTGATTGTGCATCCACAGTGTGTAATACTGAGGAAGGCGATGGCGGGTGGCTACGCGCTCAAGCGTGTGCAGGTTGGAGGCGCAGCGAAGTACCGGGACATGCCCGACAAGAACGACTACTCGCACGTGGCGGAATCATTGCAGTACCTGCTGGTGGGCGGCGGTGAAGCGCGGCTCCTGGTGAAGCGCACCCAAAGCGGTCCACGACCGGAGCTGGCGGTGATGGAGTAGGGCGGCACGGGGGCCGCGTTAGCGGCCCGCGAGCGGCAGCGAGCAGGGGGCGTGGCGGTCTAGGTTGACGTGAGGCCGGCGGCCCTTGCTTTGGTCCCGGGGGGCCAGTAGCCGGGGCCGCAGCAGCGGCCTGCGAGCTTGCGAGCACCCGAGCGCGCTGGACGTGGCGCTACAAGCTGAGGCTGCACGCGATGGGACGGCGTAAGGCCGGGGCGGGCGGGGGCCACGCGGCGGTTCTTTCCGCGGGGGCGGGGTGGGAGGCCCGAAGGGCGGCGGGGCTGGGCGTGAGGCCGGGAACCGCCGCCGAGGCCACCGGACGACCCCCGGGCTTTCACTGGGGGCGCTTTGGGGCTGCCATACACTGGAGGCTCTCAAACTGCGGGGGGCTGGAGAGTGGCTCTCCATTTACCCAGAACGTGGCGGGCTGGGACTAGCCATCCACTGGTGGCTTTCAATGCACTGTGGAGCGGAGAGTGGCTCGGCGTTCAATGGGGGCGCGGCAGGCTGGGAGCTGCCATTCACTCACACCATTCAAACTGCGGGGGACTGGAGAGCGGCGCTGCGTTGGCTGGACGCTTGGCGCGTTGGGAGCTGCCATACACTGGTGGCTCTCAAAGCTGTGTGGTTCGGGGCGTTGGTCGCGAAATCTGTTTCGTTACCAAATGCGTGGCGGCTCTTGTTTGTGGGCGCTGTTGCATGGCTTCACCTTTTTTTGGGGGCGCACGCGTTCACCCGTTGCCGCACTTCGTACCCCACCCTCCCCTTTTTTTCGTCTTTAGTAAGTTGATCCCGTCCTCAGACATTTTTGAGGTGAAAATTCTGATTTCACTTGGCGGCGATGTTCTGAGCGTCACTTGCAGCCCTGCGCAAAAAAGCTTGCCATTGTCGCTGTACGAAACATTCTCTTCAACGGATCGAGCTTATCGATAATTTTTCTATATATGGAGCTTATTTCTAACCACTTGCGATTTGTAGTCGGCGCACTATTCGACAGCGGCATCCTGAAATCAAGGATTACGGCATTGGTGTTCATGTCTCTTGGTTCAATTATGTGCCGTGCCGGCGATTTGGATGCGGAATTGCAAAACCGAGCTCTCGCGACAAAGGCCAAAAATGAGTTTGTCACATTCTTGGCGGACGTAGCCGAGTTGTGTATTTTGGACGATCAATTTAGCAGTATCAGCAATCAAATGCTCGACTCTTTGATTCAAGAAGTTGAAAAGCTACCATACATTAAGGCAGGAGAAATAAGCGAATCCCAAGTTTTTGATTTATATGGAAAAAAGGTAAACACAAAAGAGCACATAAATAATCTATTGAAGCAAAGGATTTTTTCTGAGCGCCCTCTGCCTGATAATCTTTTTACCTTCAAGGAGTTAAAAGCTCCCTTAGGATTAAGTCGCATCAAGCAACTTCATGCTCGGGTTCGCGCTGAACGTGAGGTGAACAGAACATTTGATTCAATTTACAATTTGGTTTCGGTGAATCTTATTGCGTCATTAATCGCAAACGGACAACAGAGTGAAGCGAATGGCGTTTGGCAGCAATTGGATCAGAATAAATACAACATTGAGTGGATTCAAAGTTTTTCATTAACTTTAATAACCGAGCTTCCTGATCCAAAAAAAATAAATATTTCCATTATTGAATCTTTTTTATCCAAATTCCCAGGTAGTTTCATTGGATACCGTGCCAAATTGCTTTATCTTGCGAAAAATAACGGGTCAGAGTTTGAGGGCAAGAATTATAAGGAAACAATCAAGAAAGCGATTTCACTTGGAAGCTTCGAAACAAAGCGAATTGATGGTTTATTTAAACTGCTCTGCCATATCTGCGACACCAAGGACAGACCTTTAATTACTGAAGTATTCCAACTTATCCAAACAAGGAATCCAGATATTTCAGAAGCCAGTAGAAACCACAGGATTGAGTTGGTTGAAATTTTTGACGCTAGAAAAGGCGATTTCCGCGCTAAAATAAATGGAGCAGGGAGGGAAGCGTCGATAGTGAAGATGTTGATGGAGCTTTAGCCAAGTGATGAAAATGGAGGGTTGGCGCTCCGATAGTATGGAAGGGGAGGCAGAATCTACCATTCAAAGTGCCCGACCGGACGCTTGTATCGTCGGAATAAAGCCTGCGCTGTTTCCGATTCTGTTTGCTGACGTCAGGAGTTAAGCCGAGTTCACGAGGGTCGGTAGTGTTTTATGTCGTTGAAAGACACCCAGAGCACAAAAGTTTTGTAAATATGAAATCACACTCTGTGACACAGGTGGACTTCGTCCGGATTTTAATTGCAGGTTTTTGAAGGTTGGACATCCGATGTCCATAGGCGAAACGATTACGGGGCATCAGCATGCCCCATTCAGCCGACGAACTCTTACGCCGTCACGCACGCCTCCTTTCCGAGCGCGTCCTCTGGGAGTCGCACTGGGCCGAAGTTGCGCAGCATGTCCTACCCCGGTCCGACTTCTTCATGGGCCGGCGCAATCCCGGTGAGAAGCACACAGAGAAAATCTACGACGCCACGGCCTGTCTCGCCCTGGAGCGGTTCACGGCAAGCATGGAGTCCATGCTCATCCCGCGCACCCAGCGCTGGCACGGGCTTCGCTCACAGCGGGCTGAGCTAAAGGAGGACCCCGAGGTAAGGGTCTGGCTGGACAGCGTCTGCGACCTGCTGTTTGCGATGCGGTACGCTCCCAGGGCGAACTTCACTTCCCAAACCAACGACGCCTTCATGTCCATGGGCGCGTTCGGTACGGGCGTGATGTTCATCGAAAGCGAGGGGGATGAACTTCGCTACAGGTCGGTGCACATCTCCGAGGTGTGCATCGCTGAGAATGCGCACGGGCTGGTAGACACCGTGTTTCGCAAGGCGCTCTTGACTGCACAACAGGCGGTGCAGCGCTTTGGTGCGGCTGTCCTGCCTGAGAAGATTGTGGACGACGCGCGGGACCAACCCGACGCGCTGCACGAGTTTGTGCATGTGGTGCTGCCCAATGACGCTCCCGACCGGATGGCGTGGAACTACCGGGGGATGCGGTTCGCCTCGTACTACATCTGTATCCGGAGCCGTGAGATCGTCAGCGAAGGCGGGTTTCGCACCTTCCCTTATGCCGTAGGCCGGTACACAACCGGGCCGAAGGAGGTGTATGGTAGGTCGCCGGCAATGACCGTACTGCCCGAGATCAAGATGGTGCAGGAGATGACCAAGACGATTCTCAAGGCCGGTCAGAAGGCGTTGGACCCGCCCCTGCTCTTGCAGGAGGACGGTGCGCTTTCCGCGTTCGATCTGCGTCCGGGCGCCTTGAACTTTGGCGGGGTCGATGACGCGGGCAATCCCACCGTGCAAGCGTTGGAGTTCCGGGGCGACATCGCCATCGGCGACGAGATGATCGAACGCCGGCAAAAGGCGATCAACGAAGCGTTCCTTGTCACCCTTACGCAGGTGCTGGTGGCCATTCCCCGGATGACTGCCGCGGAGGCGATGTTGCGTTCGCAGGAGAAGGCGCGGTTGCTGGCTCCCACCATGGGGCGGCAGCAGAGCGAGTTTTTGGGACCGATGGTGGAGCGTGAATTGGATTTACTCGACCAGATGGGTTGGCTGCCACCGATGCCTGCCGTGCTGAAGGAAGCCGGGGGCTTGGTGGATGTGGACTACACCAGTCCGCTTAACAAGGCGCAGCGGGCCGAGGAAGGGCTGGCGATTGTGCGGACCATCGAGAGTGCGACGACTCTTGCGCAGGTCGATCCGACCATCATGTTCAACTTCGACGGGGACGCCATTGTCCGGGAACTGGCCGAGATCAACGGGGTGCCCGAGAAACTGTTGCGCCCCGTGGCAGAGGTGTTGCGGATGAAGGAAACGGTGAAGGCGCTGAACCCGACGATGCTGGCGCAGGCGGGGGCGATGGTGGGCGGCCAAGCCGTCAGGGACCTGACGAACCTCCAGATCACACAGGGCTTGGAACCTCTGGGCGCCGGCCTCGACCTTAAACTCAACCAGTGAGCGTCATGAATAAATTGTGGCAGCGGATTTTTAAGCGGCGGCAAAGTTATCGGCGACTGTTTCTGGACGGGGACGGCAGGGTGCACCCGACTGCGGAGGTGGTTCTGGCTGACTTGAAACGGTTTTGCCGTGCGGAAACCTCGACTGCGGTGGTGTCACCGGTGAGCAAGGCGATTGATCCGCTGGCAATGGCCATGGCCGAGGGACGACGCGAGGTGTGGAACCGCATTCAGCAGTATCTGCACATGGCGGACAGAGAAATCACACAACTGAAGGAGGAAACTGAATGAGCACGGCAAGCGAACTGTTGATTGAGCAGCCTGTGAACACGGGCGAAGGGGCCATCTCACAGGGATCGCCCTCCCAGACGTCCTCAGCTGATGCAACCTCCTCCAATTCAGCAGGGGCCATCTCAAACCAGCCACAGGCTGGATCAAAAGGGCCTGTGGCCCCGCCCTCTTGGACGGATTCGGTGGCAGACGCGGAACTGCGGGAGTTCATCCAGAACAAGGGCTGGAACGATCCGGCTGAGATGGCGCAGGGCTATCGCAACTTGGAGAAACTGGTGGGCGGCGAGAAACTCCCTCTGCCCAAGGGCGACACTGACAACGAAGGCTGGGACCGAGTATACAAGGCGCTGGGCAGGCCCGCCAAGCCCGAGGACTATCAGTTGCCCGATCTGGAGAGCGCGCAGGCCTATCACAAGCTGGGGCTGACTGGCCGGCAGGCGACGGGGCTCAGTGCGTGGCAGGACACACTCCAAGCGGCGCAGGAACTGAAAGCCAAGGACGAGGCGGCTTCGCAGCGCACCCAACAGTTGGCGGCCGTCCGGAAGGAATGGGGCGGCGAGTTTGACGAGAACGTGCGGCTCGGGAAACGGGCGGTGCGGGAGTTCGGTCTGGAAGGCAGCGTGGAGAGGCTGGAAGCGGCGCTCGGTTCGGCCGACTTGCTGAAACTCACGGCCAAGCTGGGGCGCGGGCTGAAGGAGGACAGCTTTGCTGGGGGCAGCGTTCCGGCAGCCGGTCCGACCAAGGAGGGCGCGAAGGAGGAACTGGCCCTGTTACAGAAGGACAAGGCGTTTGCGGCGCGTTATCTGGCTGGGGAAGCCGAGGCGGTGAAGAAGTTCACCCGGCTGCACGAAGTCGCGTTCGCGGAGTGATGGTTCAGGAAAACTAGGAATCGTCCCCATGTCCCGTGCAAATGTTTGCTTGCGTGAATAACATCAGGCGCAAGACTACAGAGTATGCGCGTCAAAACTTTCTTAGCGTGGCTTGTTCTTAGCGGTTGGCTCGCGTTCGGGGCTTGGGCACAGGTGTCGATGGAATCAGTTGCAAATGTGAGGCTGTCTTATTGGCCCCGAACAGCATCGGCTACAACAACGACTACGCTAGCAACGGGAGATTTATTCTCTCAGTGGGGTTTGCCTCCCGGAAGGTTGATTTGCTGCGGCAACGCGTTTGATCGCAATCAAGCGTGGACATTCAAACACCGCACCGCATCAGCAAACGGAGCCACCGCAACTGATACCGAGCTTGCTGGAAAGATCGACATGGAGATCCTAGGTTATTCTGACGTGGATACATCCAAAACTCCACAGCCTGTAGCACCCAGTGGTGCAGTTAGGCTGGGACGAGTGACGCGTACAGCGACCGTTAAAATCACAGTCAGCCCCAGCGGCACCATAACTCACGAGTTTTGGGGAAGTCTGATTTCCTACTTTAACGCGGTTCAGGAGAAAGGTCGTACGGATGCGTCTTGGGTACCCTCGAGCATGAGCATGAGACTTGTAGGCTGGACTGAAGCGGCTGGTCCCGCTGATGGAGGAGCGGCAGCATTAACGATGACATTGGGGCCCTTTAAGCGGTTAACAGCATCGTCAGGAACAGGAGTCACCGCATTCGCAAAGATCCCAGGCGGGACATACCAAATGGGCAACCTCATCGGGGACAGCAATATTACCGACGCGGGAACGGTAACGGTGACGCTGAGCCCGTACTACATGGCGGTGAACGACACGACCAAAGCGCAGTGGGACACGGTGCGTACGTGGGCGTCGACCAATGGGTACACGGACCTGGCTGCTGGTGCCGGAAAGGGCGCAAATCATCCTGTGCAGACCGTGAGTTGGTATGACGTGGTGAAGTGGGCGAATGCGGCGAGCGAGAAGGAAGGGTTGACGCCGTGTTACCAAGTGGCCGGGAGCGTTGTGCGGACTGGGACGAGCAATGCGGTGACGTGTGACTGGAGCGCGAACGGGTACCGGTTGCCGACGGAGGCGGAGTGGGAGGTGGCGGCGCGGGGCGGGTTGAGCGGGAAACGGTTTCCGTGGGGAAACACGATTTCGCACAGCCAGGCCAACTACAAAGCGAGTACGAGCGACGCGTATGACTTGAGCGGGCCTGTAAATGACTACCATCCGACTTACAAGACAGGGGTAATGCCGTACACGAGCCCTGTGGGGAGTTTTACAGCGAACGGGTACGGGCTGTACGACATGGCGGGCAATGTATATCAATGGTGTTGGGACTGGTACGGTGCCTACGCCGGTGGCATTGATCCTATAGGGCCTGAAAGCGGCTCGCACCGGATGTTGCGCGGGGGCCACTTTGGCCTCAGCGTGTTCATAGCGCGGAGCGCATACCGCAGCCGCGACTTCCCTACGAGCGAGTACCACAGCTTCGGCTTCCGCTTGGCCCGAGGGCGTCTGTAGTCCGTTGAAGGGAGCAGCCGCTGACGGCGTCCATCGGAGCCGGAGTGGGTAGACGCGGTGAGGAAGTTCACCCGACTGCACGAAGTCGCGTTCGCGGGCGAGTAACCGGTCATTCGCCCGGAGGAACGAGGTACGGATTGCTGGGGTCGCCCTCCGTGTAGGTGGGGTCCCAGTCCAGTACAGGCTGGTTGGGGACCTCTGGCTCCGGTGGAGGGACGGGTGGCGGGTTGTTGGGGTCCGGCAGGTTCAGCAGCAGTTTGATGGGTGCGTTGCGCGAGCCCATGATGTCTTTGAGCACGGTGCAATCGTACACCGAGTCTCTCAGTGTCGGGGAAACCAGAAAGTAGTCGGTACGCCAGCCGATGTTTTCTTGCCGTTTGCTTATCAGGACGGGCCGCTCGGGATTGTTCCTGCTTATGGGCCAACAGGTGTAAATGTCCGTTCGTGTTCTGAAAAAACTCAGCGCGTCAGAAAACCCGTCAAAGAGGTAGCCCTTGAAACGGCGGCGCAGCTCGGGATCTATCTGGAGGGGAATCCATAAAATCTCAGGCTGTTCATATGTATGGGGTTTGAGAGAAAAGGTCGGACGATTTTTGAGATCCAGCCTTCCGCTGGGCTTGTCGTAGTGGATCTTGTAAAGAGGGTGGGCATCAATCTCTTCGGCCGCCACTTTGAAGTCGCCTGTCAGCACCACCGGGGTCGTTGATTTGAGATCAAAGAGGAAACGGCGCAGATCGTTGTCAAACTTCTCGCGCCTCAAAAACCGTTTGGACCCTTTTTTCTGTGAGTGGCCTGGAGCCAGCACGGTGACCAGGGTGAAGTATTGAAACTCAAACACAGCCAACCGGCCACTCCCAAAAAAGGCGGCGTGTTTGTGATACACCCAGCCCGAGTCGGGGACTGGGCGGTTGTTTTCGTCGAACTTGCCGTGGGTGCTGTAGTTCTGGGCAAAGGCCCAGCGCCCGAAGACGGCGACTCCGTTGGAGGTGCGTAGGTTGGCGTATATCCGCGAGTAGTTGCAGACCCATTTCTCGCCGTCAGGGATGTTCTCGTCTTTGGGCAGGCCAAGGTCGATGGTGTAGGGATGGTCGTAGTTGTGCGCCCGATAGTTTTGGATGCAAACGATTTCCGGCAACTCCGAAGCCATCAGTTGAAGCAGGGTGTCCCAGTTTTTTTTGAGCCCGTTGATGTTCCAACTGAGGATTTTGATGGTTTGCATGTTTTTTTGCGTGACCCGCTGCCCGCGTCATAGTAATACGCACACGTAGCTTATTCCAGCCGCTCGCAAGGTGCAGTGGCAAGGGACAACGCCCGGCTCCACAAAAGCTCGGTGCCCCGCAAGGAAGAGGTTGCATCGCTAAAACCCCGTTTTCGGGAGGCCCGTCCAGCGGACGATAAGCCCAGGGAAACACCAAACCGGCGCCACAGCGCCTCTTTCACGGCCTTCTAAAGGCCTTCCCTAGCCATGTCTTTCCAAGCTCCCACGGCTTCCGTGCAGCAGTACACCTCCAACGTGATGATGCTGCTTCAGCAGTCTGAATCGCGTTTTGAGAATGCGGTTC